ATGTCAGGGGGCGCCGACATCGCATCTGTCTTCCGGTGCTTTGGTAATGTCCGCGCAGTACATAGCCGCGAAGAAAAACGGATTCCCCCGCCGCACGTTTGAGCCAGGCACGCAGACAATCACGGGCTTCATTGATGTGTCGCATAGTAAGTTACAGTGGTCTATCTGCGCGTGGCGCCCTGATTTCTCGGGGACGATGATTGACTATGGGGTATGGCCGGCAGGGAGTAAGACACTGACAGACCTTGAGCCAAGTCTACCGGCGGCCGTACGAAAAGGGTTGATCCATTTGTTCGAGCAAATGGCAGGCTTGCCTATTCCCTGCGCACAACCCAAAGCACAAGACGGGCTCAAGCTTGCAAACATACTGGTGGACTGTGGCGACCCTACGACCCGCGACGCGGTGTTCTCTCTGACTAACATGCAGAGGGCACCCTGCCGGGTCATGGCTTCGCGTGGTCGAGCGCATCACCAGTTTAGACCACCGGACCCGAAGAAAAAGCGGATTGTACAGAACGCATACTTTGACGTGTGGAAATCCTGTGGTATGGTGTTAATCCACGATGCTTGCGTATGGCGCGAGCGGGCGCAACAATCGTTTATGCTGCCCGCCGGGGCAGTAGGTTCAATGGATGTCTACGGAACCGGCAACAGTAGGCACACAGAATACGCGTCGCAGATATGCGCGGAAAGATTGTCAGAAAAATTGTCAGGGCAGACCGGGGAAATGTACCGTTGGGTACGTGTCCCGGGAGCCCAAAACCATTGGCTAGACTGTGCGGTAGGTTGTATGGTCGGGGCCACTTTGGAAGGATTAAAATATGGAGCCGAAAAAGAAGAGAGGCCGACCTCGCAAAATTCCCGCCGCCGTAAACGTGCCGCAAACCATGGAGGCGGACCCAAAAGAGGGAATGAATCTACTCCACGAAAAATCAAAAGATCTAAGCCCCTCGACTAAACGGGCGCGACAAGTCGAGTACAAGTGTAAGAAATGTGGTGCTCGTATGTGCATTGATCGGAGCAGATCATACCCGGCGTTTGTGCAGAGAGCCTTTATCTGTGAGGGTTGCGGACGCAAAACTAGCGCGACCGAGAGCATCGAAGTTCGCGAAGTGTAAAGAATAGTGCTATATATAGCAAGTAGTTGGTAAACTTTACAGGGGGTACAGGTCGAAAACTCTTTCAAGGGGCACATTGTCGCCCCCTGGAGGCGTTTTGTATGGCTACCCCTGCGGAAATGATTACGTCAATCGAGACGACCCTCGCAAGTCTGTACACAAAAACCAGCTCTTCCCTTTCCCAAAAAGACCGCGCCTCCACAATCCAAGACATACAAAAACTTGAGGAATCCCTCGAATATTGGAGGGGTCGCGCTTCCGCCAGTACCACCGCAGGGGGCAATGGCTCCCGGCCTCGATGTGCTTCTGTTGACTTATCAGGGTTTTGTTAATGGCTAGACGATCAAGACAAGCTAAGAAAGCGCGAGCCAAGAAGTCGGCGGGAAAATTCGCCTATGACTCCGTAGATACTACCGGCAAAAAGCGCCGCGTAGTATCGACGATGACCCAATCCGAAGACGACGTACTGAATACGTTTAAGCGTCGCCGTATGATTTCTAGTAGTCGGGATCTGCAGCGTAATTTCTCTGCCGCAGGTTGGGCAATCCGTAAGCATTTGGACTATGTGTCCACGTTTGCTTTCCAGGTGAAGACAGCAGACCTCGCATTTAATAAGCGGGCGGAGCAACTTTTTGCCTGGTGGTCTTTGCCTAAGAACTGCGACATATCGGGCCGTCATAGCCTCGAAAGATTTATTCGGATAGGCGAGCAGGCCCGGGCAATCGACGGCGACGTACTCGTAATTATGACCAAAGAGGGATATCTGCAGGCAGTAGAGGCCGATCGCATATCTACGCCCACCGGCAACAACACCAAGACTGCCGACGGGGGCGCAATCATTAATGGCGTCAAGGTAGACAGCAACGGCCGCGCCCTTGAATATGGGGTGAGCAAGCGGAGCCCAGGCGGTAGCAGCTTGACCTTTGATAAATGGGTGTCTGCCGACTTCGCGCATTTGCTTGGGTACTTCGACCGCTACGACCAAGTACGCGGAATTACCCGTATGGCCGCCGCAATTAATTCATTCCAAGATTTGTACGAAGGCATTTCTTATGCCCTGGCGAAAGCCAAAGTGGCGCAGTTGTTCGGGCTTATCACTTACCGGGCAGACAATGGACCGCTCGGGGCGTACAGTCAAAATGAGGATACAGACAGCACAGAGTACGAGATTAATTTTGGCAAGGGGCCTTTCCACCTGGACCTTGACGGCGGCGACAAAGCCGAGATCTTAGAGAGCAAAACGCCGTCGGCAGAATTCCAGCAGTTTACGCAGACCATGATTGCCCTCGCTATTAAGTCCCTGGACATACCTTACTCTTTCTTTGATGAGTCGTTTACCAATTACAGCGGCGCCCGTCAAGCCCTCCTGCAGTACGAACAGAGCGTAAAGGCGAAGCGTAAAGGCGTGGTCGAGCTATTGAATCGTATCACTGCCTGGAAGCTTACGCAGTGGATAGCGTCGGGCCTCTTGAAAATGCCTGCTGGTATGCGCTTGTCGGATACTCCGTGGGAGTGGATACCTAACGGAATCCCCTGGATTGACCCGCAGAAGGAAATGGTTGCTAGTGCCTTGGCGATCAACGCAAATGTAAAGAGCCGCCAAATGATTTGTAAGATCAACGGCGATGATTTCCACGATGTAGCGGACCAACTCGCCGCAGAGAAAGAATATTTGGAAAGTAAAGGGCTATCGGCGGAGACTAATGTCTTAGTTGGCGCTGCCCCTGTGGAGAATACCAATGTCGAAGACTAAGAACGTCCCCAAGAATGCAATGATTTTCAACGTCGGCGAGTTCGCAATCTCCGACAAAAACGGCGAGAGCGCGAAGAGTGCCCCGCTAGAATTGAAGGCACGCAGCGGGCAACCTATTAACCATGCGTTTTGGGGCAAGGTGGCTCACGACCTGTCAGGTATGAAGCTCCACAAGGCACGTCTCGCGGTTGATTACGCTCACGACAGTACCGAAGTGATAGGGTACTTGAACAAGTTTGATATTTCCTCGGGCGATCTTATCGCCAACGGCGCGCTTGTGCCGTTTAAAAACTCCGACAGAGCGACAGAGGTTATTTATAAGTCGTCGCAGGGTGTGCCCTACGAAGCGTCAATTTATTTTGATGGCGCAGTAGTCGAGGAAGTAGCCGAAGGGTTTTCTGCAGAAGTTAACGGCTACCAGTTGGAAGGCCCGGCGACGATTATACGCGAGTGGAATCTCCGCGGCGTTGCGGTTTGTCCTTACGGATATGATTCAGACACGGAAACTAGACTCGCCGCGGGCGGGGATGAATGTACAGTTAAACTTTTGGAGGGAAACAAAATGAGTAAACCAGCAGAGGAAACCGCACCGGAATCTGTAGACGCCGATAGCGAAACTGAAACGGAAGAGGTTGTCAGTAAAGACGAACTCTCTGAGGATGTAAAGGTAGAAGAGGAAGCCGAAGAGGCAACCGTTGAATCTACAGAAGACGAAACCGAACAGGTAGAAGAGGAAGCCGAAGAAGCCGAAGAGGCAACCGTTGAACCTACCGCAGACGAACTATCCGCCCCTGGCCAGAAGTATATGGATGCTTTCGGCAAGGAAAAGGGCGCGGTATGGTTTGCACAAGGCAAGTCGTTTGACGAAGCCGAGACGATGTTTAACGCCTCGATTATGGAAGAGCGTGATTCGCTCGCCGCGGAAGTCGTGGAGTTAAGAGGTCGCCTTTCTGCATTGTCAAGCGCCGGAGCCGACGCAGTATCCGGCAGTGGTCCCGCCCCTGAGAAGGTCACGGGTCAACCGGAAGCGGATTTTATGGAGCTGTCTAGGGCCTACGCAGCGGACAATAAATGCACTATGACTAAGGCGATGAAAGATATTTCTCTTAGCCATCCCGCAGCATTTGCCGCGCAGAAAAAAGGCAAGTAGCCAGTAAGTTTTTGACCTACAGAAAAGAAGGGTTTTGATATGTCACAATACGCAAACGATAGTCGCACTTTCAGCGCAGAGGAAGCAATCGGCGACAACATCCGGGTTAAGCTCGGAACCGCTTCCCAACAAGTTCTTATCGCTGGCGCCGACGAAATCGAGATCGGTGTCACTGATGGCGCCGCAGCAATCAACATGCCGGTCAAAGTACGATTTAAGACTGCCGGAACTGTCAGATGTACCGCAAGCGCCGCAGTTACCACCAACACCAGTATTTATGCTACCGCCGCTGGTAAGGTCGACGACTCGGGCGCCGGTTCTGGATCTTCCGCTATTGGTGTAGCTCTTGAAGCCGCACTGGCAACGGGCGACGTAATCGAGTGTATTCTTAATCCTGCAGTTGTGTAAGGATTGGCTCGGTTTAGTTTTTGATTTTGATTGAAAGGATTACCATGGGCATTGATTATGCAAGTTATGGAACACCCCGGGCCGACCTTGGCGTCGCGATGGAAGAGTACCGCAACGGGGCCGACAAGTTTATCGGCACCAAAGTATTTCCGACCACCCCCGTTATGAAACAGGCCGCGAATTATCCTGTTATCACTCGGGAAAGTTTGACCGCGACGGCAGATACTAGCCGCGCAAAGCGCAGCAACTACAATCGAACGTCCTTGCAGACTGAAGATAAGGCTTACGCTTGCGAAGAGCACGGCCTCGAAGGTGTGCTCGATGTAAGCGAACGCGCAGTGTACAAGAGTGATTTTGATGCAGAAGCAGCGACTTCCCAAGACATCATGTACAAGCTTATGCGTGCTCAAGAAATGCGGATCGCAGCAATCGCTATGTCAGAGACTACCTTTGATGATAGCGACGTTTTCTTCCACGCCCCGACGATTTGGTCGACCCTCACGGCAACCATTGTCAACGACATTGAGACGGCCAAAGAAAAGGTTTTCCTTAATACTGGCATGGAAGCAAACAAAGTCGTTATCGGTCGCGAGATTCTTACCGATATTCTGAAGAATACCGATGTTAAAAGTCGGATTCAGTACGTTCAATCTTCGGGCGTAGATGCGATTATGGCTTCGCTCGCTAATACCTTCGGCGTTGACGAAGTTTTGGTCGGTGGCGGCGTTTACAACACGAAGCCCCAGGGCGCAACCGCAGCAAGCCTGTCCGCAGTTTGGGGAAGTACCTATTGCTTGGTCGCTGTCTGCCCTAATGACGCGCAGATCGTGTCTCCCGCTTTAGGTCGTAACTTCCTGTGGGCCGATGACAGCCCTGAGAATGTCATGGTCGAGAGCTACGTCGAACCTCAGACCCGCGGCGATGTTTTCCGCGTACGCCAGAACACCGACGAAAAGCTGATCGAAAAGTATTTCGGTTGTCTGATCGACGTTACTGCAACTAGCTAGGCCAAAGACCTAGACCACACGTAGACGCAGGGGGCGGGGTTCGCGCCTCGCCCCTCTTTTTAACCCTCGGGGGACGTTATGAGAAATCGAATTTTAGCAGTTATGTTTGTTCTTTGTGTCGGCATTACGGGCTGCGAGTTTAACGCGACCACCGCAGCGAAGAAAACCGGCGAAGTTACAAAGGCAATCGGCGACGCCTTGCCAGTAGCCGACAAAGCAGTATCCGAAATTGAAAATCAAACCGGCGCGAGTCTACCGGATAAATTTGTTAGTGACGCCGGCGCGGTAATAGTCAAGGCCGCAACGGGCACAAAGACCGCCGGCATTGTGGCGGGCATGTTGTCAGGCTTCCCGGTCGTAGGCGCTTATGCTTCGGCCGCGGGCGTGGCACTGGACGGCATTACTGGCTTACTCCTTGGGCTCGGGGTATTCCTCGAACGACGCAAACGCCAGAGGTCAGAGAAGGCACTGCAGACAGTTACCAAAACAGTTGACAATTACGACGGCGTAGGGAAGAAACTCAAGAACGCGGCGATTGTGGCAGGCGTAGCGCCCGAAGTCGAAGCCGCTTACGTAGCAAC